GCGCCGATAGGTGAATCATCTACAGAAGAAGCATTCCGAATAACTGCACCCTCAAGAATCGCATCGTTCAGGCTTGAAAAGTTGATTACGGCGTTAGTTGCGTCGATTGCGCCAGAAAGTTCGGTTGCTGACAGAGTTGTGAACGCACCCGTTGAAGGGGTGGTCGCGCCGATGACCGTGCCGTCAATCGCCCCGCCAGTAATCGCAACAGAATTGGCATTTTGTGTGGCCATCGTTCCGAGCGAGCCTGTGCCTGCGGAAACTGCGCTATCCACATAGGTCTTGGTCGCAAATGTGCCAGAGCCGCCAACGATTTCGTTGGTGACTACTCCGCCGACTTCGACGCCGAGATACAAATTCTTCGCGGCTTGGTCGATTGCAAACTCGCCCGCGTTAAGAGTTGCTGATGGGGCTGTTACGCCTCTTTTAATTTTGATAATAGGATTTGCCATTTTAGTATTTTTTTATAATTTATTGTTGTTGTTGTTTTTAGTAAACTCCTCCATCTATGGAAGTTTCTAAAGCAGTGACTCGGAAGTCTAGGCTATCGTCAGCAGCTACTCTAGCATTCTCCTCATCTATAATATCTTGCTCGGCAGCAGCTACACGAGTAGCCAAGGCGGAGGCGGCAGTCTCAATGTCAGAAGCCCGGCTTTGCAACGCTGATATATCGGCACGAATCAGAGTATCTTCGGCTCCCCTTGTCGAAATTTCCGAAGCGAGATTAGTCTCGATCACCCCAGCGCGGGTCTCAAGAGCGTCGATGTCGGTCTCTGCCGTGCTTACGCGAGTTTTGAATGCACTATCGACATCAATAATAAACCCAGCGTCTTGAGAGCCTTGGACATCAATGAAATTCGCGGTTCCGGAAACTTCAACATTCGTGTGGTCGAGATGATCCCAGTCCCCGACATTGACATTTTTAACAAACGCATCGCCAACCTTGGCGAACTTTGGTGTAGCCAGAGCGGTCCATGTGAAATAGCCCTCTGCGATGACCTTGTAATAGTCACCCGGGTCTCTCTCGGTAAGAGCCGAAAGATTAGTCGGGGTAGCAAGAACGTCACCGCTGACAGTCCCGACATAGTTAATAGCTTTGCCAAGGGCATCAATTCGAACCCCCAAAGCAATGTCCGCATTATCTCTAGCCAGAGCTTCAGCAGCGTCTGCTTGCTCCAACTTCAGCACTTCCGCAGCTAAGGCGGCAGAGCTTGCGGTGTTTAGATCGTTTACATAAGTCTTGGTAGCGAATACTCCGTCGCCCCCGATTGGGACATTTCCAGAAGTAGCCGTTCCAACATAAAGGACCTTGTTGAGCTGGTCTATGGCCAACTCGCCATTGGCAAGCGCGACGGGGGGAGACCCCGCGCCTCGCTTTATCTGAATTACTGGTGTAGGTGAAGGCATAAATAGTTTGGTTTAATTGTTATGTGTAAATCCCAGCATCAATCCTCTGAATAAATAAAACGTAGGAAGAGCTGCTGGGGCTCCACCTCCAAGGGGTAGATGTATCCATGGCCATATAAATTCGGTTGGCCCTGCCGACTGAAGGAAACTCATTTTTAGAGGGATACTCAACAATGTCGCTCCCTTCAACGAGAGCTACTGTTCCGCTGGCATCGACCGTCTTGAGCGCACCCCCTTCTCCGAGAAAAAGTTTTTTTCCAGAAGGCGGTGGGGTGGGGCTAGTTGTTAAAACCCCGAACTCAATAGACGCGATAGCCATAGGAAGTTCCAATCAGCGGCAGCGGGGATTGCTCACCCACTGCCGCCTCATAGATCAGCAATTAGCTGTTGGCGTCACACGCAGCGCCGTCGATTGCAATGTTGCAACGGAGGTGGCGGATGACCGCGCCGTATTGCGGGAACACGGGCTTGGAACCGCTGGCGAACACACCACGGAAGAATCCGTAGTTTGAATCAGGGTTCTCATCGCGATGCTGGATGTTGAGCCACTTCCAATCGCCACGGTAGCTTTGTGGCTCGAACTTGGCTTGCCCGTAGTTACGGGCAGTTGGGAACACCACATGGCGAAGCACCTCTTGGTGGTAGATGATGGTGTCCTCGGCCTCGGCGGTCTCGTAAGCGGGGTTTTCAACCAGCTCGGCGTTCGCGCCAGTTCCAACCCAGATATACGGAGGCACTTCAACCCACTCGTCAGCAACGAGGTTGTAACGCGGGGGGTGAACCTCGTCCACAAGCCAGAAGCCTTTGAACATCTTCTCGACGCCGAGAGGCTTGAGAAGCTCGGGAACGCGGTCGCTCCAGCGAAGGTCTTGGCGGTAGTTGGTCTCCTGAGCGATCATCTCGTTGGTCTCCATGCCGCAGATCGCCATAAAGGAAGGGCGACCATCGACCGTGCCGTAGGAGCCTTTTCCAGCGCCTTGGCGGATCGAACGAGCGTAAAGACGCTTGAGGTGCCCGCCTGTGAGCTTGGCGGTCGGGGCCGTAGTAGCGAAATCGCTGCTAACGGGCTCCAGCCAGCCGGAACCAGTGGCCACAAACTTATTCGGGCAGAGCCGAATGTATTCCGCACGGTTGCGGTTGATCCAGACCTGACGGGTGTTCTCGGCGAGAACTTCCATCATGTGCGAGAGCTGCTGCTCGGCCTTGTAGGCAGAGAAGAGGTCCAGCAAGCAGAGGTCCGGGCTTTCGAGCGCGGTCTGTTGCAGGTTGTAGCTCGCGAACTTGTGAGTGAGTTCGAGGCGTTGGACGGGAGGAATACACGCGCCACCCGAGGTATTATCGGAAGGCTCGACGGTTTCCCATTGAAGCGGATTGCGCGGGAGCGAGCGGTTCATGGTGAGAACACGCAGCTCGGTGCCCTGACCTTCGGGCCAAGCCTCTTGTTTCGGGAGGTCGAGCCAGACGGAGGTGTGGAGTCCGCGCTTGTAGATTTCCGGGGAGATTTGGTTCTCCAACCGGACCATTGTGTCATTGATATTTGGTGCTGCCATAATAGTAGATGCGTTAAAAATTTGAGGGTTTGGAACACGCCGTCAGCCGATGCCCGTGGTTTTTGTTTGTTTTCCACGAGTCGAATCCGCCGTCCGCACCTGCGGTCTGGCAGTTCCAGTTTATACTGTCGGCAATGGGTTTACGGCCTCACGCGCACCGGATGGTGTAAGCAGCACCAACACGCTATGTAGTCAGGTGTAAACTAAAAGTTTCAACCTGTCAAAATAAAAAAATATAAAAATATGCCTTCCGGGGGTCATGCAAATTCAAAAACTCGGGCATGTCCTGCATCTTGTGCAGCGGCGTCGTTGAACGGTGCCCCAGCAATGAGACGGTTGCCTGCGGCGTTTAAAGCTACTTTGAAAAACTTATCATTAGCAGCAGAGCCCTTTATATCCGCCCCGACTTTCACCCATGACGACCCATTGTATTGAAAGACGCGCACATGGCCAGAGTTTTGTCCTGAAGAATCGGCAAGTTCGCTGCCCACGGCTACGATGTCCCCAGTTGCATTGAGCGAGACGGAGGCTCCACTCCAATCATCGGCAGCTGCGCCGAGGATTGAACCGCCGAGCTGTGCCCAAGTTGTCCCCGTGTATTCAAATACTCTGGCATTTCCGGCGTTGCTAGAAGGCTGGTCGTGGTATCGCGCTCCGATAGCTATGCGGTCGCCAACAGAATTTATGGCGACAGAATACCCACTCTCGTCCCCTGCCGCCGAGCCAGAGATTTGCGAGCCGAGTTGACTCCATGTTGTTCCATCCCATTCCATAACAAACGTATGGCCTGACGCAGACCCCCCGCTTGAATTGAAACGGGCTCCAATGACCACTCGACTCCCCGAATCATTAAGTGCCACACTGTAACCGCTTTGGTCTCCAGAAACAAGCGACGTGATGTTTGCGCCTAATTGAACCCAAGAAGTGCCTGACCACTCGTAGACTCGTGTGTAACCAGAATACCCAAGGCCGTTTGGTGCGCCGATTGCCAATCGGGAACCAGAAGCGTTTAATGATATTGAAATGCCAAACAGGGCCGCTCCCGTGGCGGGGTTGCCGGATGTCTGAAAAATGTCACTGCCTTTTTGCGCCCAGTCTGTTCCGTTCCATTCATACACGCGGACATACCCGGTGATGCTAGAGACAGCAAGAATCGAGCCGTCGTCGGACATGGAAAGAGATTGACCGAGAGTGTTGACCGGGGTGGCGTTGCCGAGAATGCTGGTGCCCATTTGGCCCCATGCGGTGCCATCCCATTGCAGAACCCGGACGGCTCCGGTATTTGAACCGCCATCATCGTTGTATGGGGCACTTACAGCCACGCGGTCGCCTGCTGCATTGATGGTGACGGCGTAGCCGAGTTGATCCCCGGCAGCCGAACCGAGAATCGTAGAGCCGAGTTGAACCCAGCCCGGGACTGTCAAGATTTTTAGTGAGCCGTAGTAGACGGAAGTGGCTGGGGTGCTGCCTGCGTAGAGAGCACTACCTAAGAGAGGCCCCACGTATAATCGGTCTTTGTCGGCGATGATAAAAGTGACTGTTCCAGAAATGCCCCAGCGCCACGAGTCGCTGGTATTCTCTGAAGAAGGCGTAATAGTAGAAACAAAGGTGCCACTTTGTGTTGGAGTTCCAGATACCTCTCCCGTTGATGAATTTATTACGAGACCGGGAGGAAGCCCAGACGCTTGCCAGTAAACTGAAGGGCCGTCTACTAACTCAGGAGTCACGCTAAGAGGAACGCCCCATTTGCCTGAAAAGACTTGCCCTTCAGCAGGGGTTGGGACTACTAAAAGGTCGTAAAAAGTCGCCGTTTGAGTGGAGTCGCCTGTCGCTAGAATTGTTTTTCCGGAGTTATTTGCAAAAGAAGCATACGGAAAATTAGGGGACTGGTAGATTCCTTTAATAGGAATCTCCGTCCAAACGCCCGATGAAATATCATAAACGGACTCTGAAAATGCAATGAGTGTTCCGTCATAAGAGATTGCTCTGAAACTAAGCCCTGTTATTGGTGTAACAATTTGAGTTAAAGAGACTCCATCAAACTCGTATACGGAAGCTGTCTGGCTAGAGATAGAATATGAAACCAATCTGTTTGCCCCTGAAGCGAATTCATAATCTGTTGAAGCAATAGATTGCAAAAAGACCCAATTAACCCCGTCCCACTTGTAAACTTTTCCATTTCCAAGTGCGACTAAGGTTCCGTCGCTATTCAACCAACTACCCCTTACAGAGAGGCTATCGGGGACCAGCTTGTGAATCCAACCTGATCCATCCCATTTTGCGACATAGACCCCTGAGCTGCTACTTGTATAAGAAGCAGAATTTCCATCTGCGGAAACTGAGGGGTTAGACCAACTAGCAGTTCCGGACGAGTAATTGAGAAGGCTTATATTCCCGTTTCGATACGCATAAATAGTATAACCGTATGGATTAGTTTGTCTGGAGGTTCGAAAAACAAAAGTCGATAAATCAGACGACGCTTTAAAAGCCGCTCCTGCATCTGCATTATTTGGGTAAGACCCTGTATACAGGGTCGATAATGATGTCCCGGTTCGGGACCCCTGACGAATTCTCCCTTCAGCTTCCGTTCCATAAGTCGGTTCGGCGGAGATGAACTGCCCCCCACTGGCTGAAATTTGTGTATAACGAAAGTAATCCGAGCGCCTATAAACTTGAGAGTATTTTAGAGGCATTATCCTGTAACAATATAAAGAGTTGTGGCGTTTGGTGTGGCGGGCAAAGCTGTAACAACAGCGATGGCGGTGATGCCGCCAGAGATATTGAGGAGCCGCGAGTCGTTGCCTTGGCAAAATGTGCCAGCGGTCGTGCCGAATGATCCCGCCTGCAACACCCCACTTGCTCCAGTAATGACCGGAAGGCTTGCAGTCGTGCCGATCGCTCCTGCACTTGTGAGGTTTCCGTGGACGTGGTTTCCTTGTGCAAAGGTTCCCGCTGTCGTGCCGAATGAGCCTGCCTGCAAATACCCACTTGCTCCGGTGATGATCGGGAGGTTCGCAGTCGTTCCAATCGCTCCTGCACTTGTGAGGTTTCCGTGGGTGTGGTTGCCGAGAGATACCGTGCTTGAGGTCGTGCCGGTAGGGATTCTGTTAATGGGGAACGTGCCGCTGTTGATGTCGGCGGCATCGTGAATGTGTGCGGTCGGTGTGCGGGCGTCAGCGAGGCGCGAGTCGTTGCCTTGGCAAAATGTGCCAGCGGTCGTGCCGAAAGTGTGCGTGTGGTTGCCTTGTGCAAAAGTTCCCGCTGTCGTGCCGAATGAGCCTGCCTGCAACACCCCACTGGTGCCAGTGACGATCGGAACTCCGCTGGTCGTGCCGATTGCGCCTGCGTTTGTGATATTGCCGTGGGTGTGCTCCTCTGGCGGGAAGGTGCTGGGGACATCGGTTAGGTCGTTGTAGCTGGTGACGCCGCCACCGCCGCCGCTTGGCGTCTGCGGAACCCACGCGGTGCCGTTCCATGTGGCGACTTGGCCGTTCGTGGCGCTGGATTGTGTGAGAGCGGAGAGTGGGTGCGTGTGTGCCTCTGGCGGGAAGGTGCTGGGAACATCGGTAAGGTCGTTGTAGCTGGTAACGCCTCCACCACCGCCTCCTCCTCCAAGCTCTTCGATGGCTTGAGCAACTCTCAATGGAGACATCCATTTCGTGTTGTCCAAGCCCGCCTCCGCTTCGGCCTGCGTAGCTAGAAAATCGCTTGTTTCGCTAGTGTAAAATAGCGGGAGGGTGGCTGGTATGCCCTCATTACCCCGAATTACGTCGTTGTATAGCTTTACTGATACTGGTAACGATGAATTAACTCTATTTTCTGAAAGAACCCACTGGAACTCCATCAAAGCTGATATGCTTTGTGGCTCTCCGGTAAACGCGCTTTCAATGGCCGGGGTATTTAAATTTAACGATGCGTTGTAAGTGTTGTATGTAGTTCCACTACTTGTAATTGCGCCCCCATCAGTAAAAAAAGCAGTGGTGAGAAAATCACCTGCTAGATTTGCGGGTTGCTTGATGCCAACTTGAAGTTGTGATATATTGTAAACTGTTTTAGATGTTCCACGTGTAAAAACGACGGATATGTATTTGAAGTCTCGTCTGGTTAAACCTACGTCATTGGTGGTTATTAAGCCCGGTGAAGCGCCTACCTGCCCAGTTTGTAAATCAATATAAAAAATCATAAGCTAAACTCCATCACCGAGCCCCGGCTTTACGAAGTAGTCCCATGGCGCTCCCCATAAAATCCTCGCTGCCCCCGAAATCGGGACCGCCGCTCTCGCGACCGCTAGGCTCCATGCCCGGAGTGGCCTTTTCATATTTGGAGAGCTTGTCGTGTGCTGATTTCAATTCATCCAGCGCGGCCTCCAGCTCCGTAACCAAAACCGGAAATGCTGCGGCCCGGTGCAACGCCTCGGCCCGCTCCCGCACGGTGAGTTTCTCGAAACGATCGGGGCTGGCAAACGATCGGACGGTCTCCAGTTTCTTATTCCAATCTTCGTCCCCGTCCACAGGGGCTAGAACCGGGAAATCCTCCTCCAGTTGTTTCCAGACATCGCCGATAGATTTATCCCAAGCTCCCCGCTCTTCGGCTATACGGGCTTGTTCGCGCTCGCGTTGATCGCGGTAGTGGTTCTCCAAAGTATCCTTGGAATTAGCGCGAAGCCGCTCTTCGTGGGAATTGAGTTCCTGATACCTGCGGACGTGGCTGTAGAAATTAAATCGGTCAAACTCGCTCATGTCCGCCGTGACACGGGAGACACGATCCGGATCGCCACTACGAACAGCGGCTACCACAGCATCCGGGTCCACATCCGAATATCGTTTTGCGATGTCGGAAATCGCATTCGCAACCTCCTCGCGGGGAGCCACAACCTCTTTTTGGTAAAGCTCGCTGCTCTCCAATCGCGTCACAAACGCCTCGCTCTCGTATTGCGAGACCTTTTGCTTCATCGCGTCATACTCAGAGCGGAGACGCTCCAACTCGACATTCGCCTCAGAGTTTTCAGTCGGGGTCTGAGCCTTGGCTCTCTCCTCCATCGCGGCTTTTACCTGCCGCTTCAAATCACGGGCTTCGTAACGCAACTTGGTAAACGCCGCTCGTTGGCTGGCGGGCATGTTTGCCGCCTCACGTTTAATGTCGGCCTCGGCCTTGGCGTCCTCGTCGTCATCCGGAGTTGTGGTCGTATCCGTGCTAGGCTCCTTGGGAGAAGCTGGCTGGGACGGAGCGGGCTCGGAGGAACTAGGAGCGGGCTCGGAAGGAGTGCTCGGCTCGGAGCTTGAACTGGAACCCCCGCTTCCCGTGGCCTCAGAGAGGGCGGAGAGAGCGGAGCTAATGAACGAGGGTTCTCCGGAAGAACCGGAGTCGGCGGGTGCGCTAGGCGCGGTTGGTGTTTCGGTTGGCATAGATTATTCGGTCGGCACGAGATCGCCCCATGGGGAACGCTCGGCTCGCTTCAGCACCCGGTCGCGGGTCAGGTTGCGAAGAGCATTCGCAAACCCGAAATACCCGGCCCGATGTGAGTGGCGAAGGGCTAAGAGATTGTTAAGATCGGCTTCTTGGGGAACAACGGAAGCCCCATCGTTAGTGACAAACGAGGGAACGGACGGAGAGTATGCTGCTTCGAGTGTCTCGAACGCCTGTTGCAAGACGGGGTGGAGCAAAAGCTCCACGAGTTGCTCGCGTTTTTCCTCGTTCTTCGCCCATTCCTCCAAGGTGAGGGGCTTGGGCATTTGCCGTTTTTCAACGGCCCGTGTTTTTCTTGGCATAAAATCTTTACCGACTGGCGTTGGATAAGCTCATCGCCAGTTTAGTATCCGATTGAAACTTCCGGAGGCTCATCCGCTGGCCGACATCCTGCTGTTTCATTCCGAGCTTGGCCTGATGCTGCTCCAACATGATCTGCATCTTGAGCTGGTGCTCTTGCTGCTTCATTTGGAGTTTGGTGAGCTGCTCCTGCTGGGCCTCTTCGGTTGGAGTGAGTCGCTGCGCCAACTCCACCATCGACTCCCACCGTGCCGAAATCTGCTGGTAGGCTTTGCGGAGCTGCGTGAACTGGGCCTCGCGGGCTTGGTCCTGCGCCATCGCCTCGATGTGCGGCCCGGTATGTTGAAGGATCGCTTGAATGTGTTGCAGAACAGGCATGGCCGGGTTCGGGTCCACATCGCCCTTCTGCGTGAGTAGCTCTTCGACTTGCTGGAGGTCTTGGTCAGCCCTGCCCAGATGCGTCTGGGTGTGCACAAAGTCATTCTCTCCGGGCATGGGAACAATGCTCGGATCGTCGCGAAGCGCATTGTTCTCCAGCTCGGCCATGCGAGCGTCGATGACGAACCGGGGCTTCTGAGCCTTGCCCACATACTGGGCCGACAAATCCCGCCCAAATTTCTCGGCGTAAAAATCCCGAAGAAACCGGGCACGGCCCACTTCATCGAGCATCCCGACCGTTTCCATTCCACCGTCGTAGGCCCGAAGTCGCGCTCCAACAGAGCCAGCTCCTGCCGAGCGGTAAGGCTCGACACGCTCAATCGCCATGACCTCTTCAGGCATCACGCCGCGCATCGCAAGACGGGCAAAAAAAGTTTCAATCTCCGGGAAACGGGAATTCGTAGGGCCAATCGCTTGAATGCGGCGGAACTGAGCGGTAATCAGCCTGCGCCACGCCCGGTAGAACCGAGTCACTTGCGCCCCGGTCAAAGACCCCGCCTGCAACTGCTCGTAAATTTGCCCGTATTTCGTATTGGCCTGCTTAATTTCTCCCTGCGGGCCGGGGAGCCCCAGATTTGTCCTCATGGTAGAGGACAAGTCCTGAATCATTGGCAGAGCATTCTGGGCAAGATTCGGGTTGCTCCGCTGCTGGATCACCGTCGCCTCGGGAGGGAGCCACGCCACAGGGCCGTTGAGCACCAACGCAAAATCCTCCATGGATTCCGGGTCGTTCGGCTGAAGCAGGATCGCCATCGAATGCGCGGTGGAATCCAAAGCCGCACAGCGGAGCCGATTCAAAGCCTGCGCCTCCGGGTAAGCCCTCCACAAATCGCCGCGAACCGAGTGGAACTTCCCGTTGCGCCCAACACGGGAAGTGAAAATCGTAAATAAATTCTCACTGCCCGAGTAGCGGTTCCGGCGTTGGAAAAGGAAATCCTCTCCCTTGCCGTCTTCTTTAAAAATGTAGTGCGAGTAGGACCCGTCGAACTCGCGAATCAACGCATGAACGCAATCGACCTCCACCGATTTCGAGTAGGTGCTGCCGAAATCATTTCCGGCCAACTCGTCGATCGTCTCGTTCCAATAGCGCCCCCAAGACTGGGCCTTGCTGGTGCTGTTGGAAGTCGCCTCCACAAGAGCTTTGCGAGCCTCGTTGACATTCCACCCCGCGCCCTTCGCCACTCCCTCGTCTTTGACGAACGAATAAAAACTATGCACCGGAAACTTCTGGCGGATGAACATCACGTCCACCGCCTCTTCGGAAGCTCGGCACTGGCGGGCGATCAGAAAATCATCGAGCCCCGCCGCCTTCCACTTCCAAGTCATCTCGTCCGGAAAATACGCCATCGAGAGCCCGTGCTGGATCAACTCGTTGACCATGTAGTCCCAGTTCGAATAGAACTCCGACCAGTCGTGGCGGACGAGTTGGGTGAACTCTTCGCCGATGATCGCGGCTTTTTCCTCCCGCTCGCTGCCTCCCGCTTCGTCCAAAGTCTCCGGGAAATACACCCGGATGAGATCGCTTGTGGAGTCGATCAAGTCGGTGTAGGTGGCGTTCCGCTCCTCCAACAACCCCGAGAGGTCATGGAAGTTCAAATTGAAGCGCCCCTCCTGCTCGATCGAGTCGTCATCATAAGGAGGAGCGCCGTCCGCAGCGTCCCGGACAAGGCTTCTATTGTAGGCGCTTTTCTCGTCGTCTTGTAAGAATCGTGTGTAAACCGAATGCAAACTCTTCAGGTCCTTGACACGCGGCTTCGGCTTTCCTGTTTCGGGGAAAGGCTGCAAGTCCAGCCGCGCTGGATCAGACGCGGAGGTCGGTTCTGAGTTTTTGGTTCGGCGCTTTTTCACAAAGGCGGCGGTTTAATACTTCTGCTTAAACCTAAAGTCAACGAACAAAATTTAAATTTCTTCCACGGCCAATAAAAAGTTTCGGAAGTTTCGGCGTGGAACCATCGTAGATCAGACTTTTGAAGGTCTTCTTCGGGCCATCCGACTTGGTTTTTTTCTTCTGAAACTTTCCCCACGAATCCGCTTTTTGTTTGGAGGACTTCACGCCCGCTTGAGCCCGGAATCCCAACCGGGTCCGGCACAGATCGAACAGCATCAAAAACGCATCCGCTATATCCGGGCTGCTCCCCGTGCGGCCCTTCATTTTCTTTTTGGGTTCGACCGCCACAGTCGCATCCAAACTCCCCGCCGTGGCTCCTGTGGTGTAGCGGCGGGCCGTCAGCTCGCGGGCAAGGTCGGGGCACACTCCGCGAATTTGCCCAAACTCCATGTAATTCCTCGCCTCGAACCACAGTTCCGTGGCGCGGTTCGCGTAGCGTTCCTTCGCCATCGCCCGGTCCTCACCAACACGACGCATCGTGCTCTTTCCTCCAAACTGACCCCGGTAGACCTCGCTGCTCCATTCGCGGGCCGTAATGTCTCCAAAGGCCGGGGAGCCGCTTGTATCCACGGCGGCGTGGCGAGCCGTCACTCCACGAAGCTCCCCCTGCTTCTTCATCTCGCGGGCGATTTGAAAATTTCTCGGAACCGTTTTGTTCGTCATGTCGTCGCGCAAAACCTCGTAGCCCGTGAGAAGTAGCACCGAGAGCCCGGTCTCCATCTCCTCCCCGAACAATCCAAAGTAAGCGATCGTGCGATCCCCATCATTGGTAAAACCCGGATCAGTTCCCATGACGGGAACCGGAGGCGCGGACCATTCCACATCGTTGCGCTCGCTTCCGAAAAAAACGATGTCGGTTTCCGAGAACACCGTCTGCTCGCCGCCTTCGGGCGGGAAGTAGCCGCGCCACTGACGCCAGAACCCGAACGAATCCTCGCCCATGTTTTTCTTTGCCTCCTCCAACCGCTTCACGGTCGGGAGCCACGGGTAGAGCGTGTCGTCGTTGTTCACCACATTGGGCGAGAGAGTCGCGTCAAAGCGGATCGCGTGACCGTAGATCGTGTCCCACTCGAAATCCTCGGGCGTGACGGATTTCCAACCCTCTTTCGGAGTCGCGAAAATTCCATGGGCGTCGTAGTAGCTCGCCGGGTTGCCCAAGCCGATGGCTTGGCAATAGGGATTCGCGGTGAGGTTGCTGATCGCCGCCTGCATGATCGCGGGCGACAACTCGGGAAGCTCGTCCGCAATCAAAATCACGCGCTGATTTTTAATACCGATGATTTTTCCCGTCGCCTCCTTCT